CATATCTCGTCATCTATTGTGCTTGCCGCTACCGTATCAAGGGGCGCGGTTTTATCCCAAGTCATAGTTAATCCCTCTCTGCTTCGATCACGTCTTTATACTTCGGCTTCCACGTATCGGCTATCGTGTGAATATGCGCATAATCGGAATTGCTCACCGAGGAGTGGGTATGATCCGCTGTATGATTCCCGAAAGGGGTGTTGTAAATCCCCGCAAACGGCGACCCATCACTCACCCCGTATCCGGTAATACTATGTACTATCGTCCCCACATAAGCAGTAAGGGTATGGGTATGCGTTGTAGTGGTATTCGGAAGGATGAGTCCCCATGTTCCCCCCACTCCTCCGCCCACTCCGGATACCACCCTCAACATTCTGTCGTCGTGTGTTGTCTTGCGCGTCCATCCCACCGGCGCGGTAATCTGACAGAACAACATCGTTATCCCTGACGGAAAGAGATTAGCCGGAGGAGTGAGGTTGTCCCACGTTGTTCCGGTATCGCGTTGAAGTGAAGCGTAGGAAACATTCGGGTTATACCGCCATCTTCCGATCTTGTCGGGGTTAGGCGGAGATACGCTATCCGACGGGAATTTGTGATATCCTTCCGGGAAATGGTGCTCATCCTCAAAAGCTATCTCGATCGCTTCCTTCGCCTCGCGAAGTTGCTGTGCAACTTTATTGACCTTATCCGCTCCTATTGGCGTTGAAATATCCCAAGTCATTGTTTAATCCTTACTGCATAAAATGCAATCCACGTACTTCGGACGCCACGTGATCTCCGGAACGTGCGTATGTGCGCCGGTTGACGTGAGAGGGTGAGTGTGAGTCCAACTGTGATCGGGAACAACTGCAATTCCGGTCCTATCACTCCCACGGTCGAACATATTCACTCCGTAGGTATGCGTCGCTGTAAAGAGTTTGGAAATAACGTGGGTGTGATTCGTTGTCGCAACTATCGTAACCGTCCAACTTCCCGCGGACCCTCCCCCTGTACCACTTACCACTCTCAACATTTTATCTGTCTGGGTGGTGATCTTCGTCCATCCGGTAGGCGCGGACGCTTCGATGAAAGCCATAACAGTACCGGCAGGAATGATATCCCGGGAAGCGGTGAGATCGTGCCAAGCCGGTGTTGGCGCAGCGCCATCATCGTATTCGAGAATACCGGTATCGGTGTTGAAGTAAAGGCGCCCGGCGTAAGCAGCAACCGGCTTCGAGGCAGTATCGCCATAACCAAAGGAATGGTGGGCTTTGGGATCCCCGATATTCACCGGGAAGATATGCTCCACCTGCGCGGCGTCCTGCACGTCCCGCTTAAATTCTCTTATATATTCATCACCCGTCCGGACTTGTTCTGTACCGGCGGGTTTCGCTATGTCCCATCCCATCGTAAGTTACTCCTGAAAACGTTCTGACTTATCAGGTCCCTTTACCGATGAACGCGGGGACAATGCAACTTCACCACCCAATTCCCGGAGTACTGTCTGACGGTTAAGCTGAACCATCAAGCCGTTCCGGGGATCGACAACCTTATTCCACCAAACCATCCCGTCCTGCGGCTCCTGCAACCTGTCGAACGCCCTTGCCGTTGCTATCGCGATAACGAGCTCCGGATGATTGATCGTGAGATAATTCTCATCGGTATCATCCACAAACTCGTCGAGGTAAGCGTAATACTTCCCCGTGATAGCGTAGACGTCATCAGGTGTGGGAGCGATTATCAGGGATGTTGGGGTAAGGAGGTATCCTTCCGGCGCACCTTCATCATCGGAGCTCCACCTGTCCCGATATTCTCTCTCGGAAAGGGTGGAAAGTTCGATATACGAATTGGTGTCGCTTTCGTGATACCAAAAGATGAGTTCATCCTTGAAGTCCGTCGGCAGCGTATATGCAGAAACCCCGTCAACCGTGTTAAACTCCTCGTAATCCGTAAGCATAAACCAATAGTTGCGGGATCCGCAGATATCGGATCGGATAGCCGTCTTGACTATCTGCGCGACGTCTTCATTAAACTCTGTAAAGTTGCGCCCCACGTTCCGTGAAACGCGTGTTTTAATTTCGCCGAAGTTCATCGGTTACTTCCCCTTTTTACCCTTAACCGTTTTGCCTTTCGGCGCCGCAACAACCGGCTCTACTTCATCCTCTCCGGGATCCGAAACCTTCCCGATCTCCTGCGGTATCTGTGGCGGGAAAGCGTCCCGATACTTCTTATCGTTCTGGATAAAATACGCCGGAGCCGTTGAAGACACTATTTTCATAAACGGCTCGTTCCATTTGAAAACCATCGTCTTTTCCTCCTTTTTAAGTATTGAAGAAATTGCGGGAGGCGGAGTTGAACCGCCGACCTGTTGGGTATGAACCAACCGTGCTGCCGCTGCACCATCCCGCGTTTCTCCTATTTACCCTTAATTCGTTATCCCGAACCAATAGCACTCCGGAGTCGACACGCCATTGCCAGTCAACACTCCCCGGACCCTCATATAAGGCACTACTGTATTGATGACCGCCTTATACGCGCCCGCTGCCGCAGCCACGTTCCCGGTTGCGTCTATCGTGAACCAATGACTGTTATCCGCCGACCCCTCTATCGTGAACAAGGTCGTTGTTCCCCCGGTAGGGTTATAGATGGTAAACGTCTTGTTCCCGTAGTAAGCGTTAGAGCCGGTTGCAAGGATAGCCACCGCTGTAGTTGAGGACGTTAACGTTGTAGTGATTGCGCTACCGCTGTTATACGCTCCTCTAACCACCGTAGTTCCCGCAAACGCGCTCCCCGCTACCATAACGATCATCGCGATCGCCAAAGCCAAAACTGTAAACCTTTTCATATCATTCATCTCCTTTCAAAGAAAGAGTCGGGATAGAGAGGCGTGTGGTGCCACCCCTCTTAACCCGCGAAAACATCACCGAACCACTTGATAGTCGATGAACAAGTGCCCCTCGCCGTCAGTAGAAGCCGCTGTCTTCACAACGAGCTCTATCTTTTGCCCGGCAGTTACATCAAACTCATCCATCGTTGCGCGTTCCTCTGTGCCGATGGCGCTTCCATCGGTAAGGGTTTTCGTGGCGATCTCCACGTCGTCAACTTCGAGCGCGATAACCGGGTCCGTAGCGTTAGACGACATTGCCTCTACATCAAGAACAAATCCAAAGTTCTTAATGTGTATCTGGCTGCCCCATCCGGACGCCGGAAGCACCCAAGTATGCTTAACCGCCGCCGATGTTAGGTCAACGTGTGGATCCGACGAATACAACCTCTGAATCGCTGAATCGTAAGCCATTTTCATTCACTCCTTTCATTTATCCCTCACAAATCCCCGAGATAAGGGAGGGTTTCCCCTCCTCTATCCCGATAGGGTTATGTTGAGGTAAACTGAACGATCCTGCCCTCGCCCGCTACTGCGGTGTCGTAGGTCAGGGAATATCCCATCATCGAGTACCAAGCGAGCCCTTTCGATCTGCCGTAGTCCGTCGGGGTTTTCGCCCTGATCTCCGGAGCTACTGCAACAGCTTCGACGATAGAGTCATCGCCGAACATAACGGCTCCGCCCTTGTACGATCCGATGGTGCCTGACAGCGCTGACGAGTAGGTTGTTTCAATGAAACGGACCCCGTAATACATACCCACTTCGCCGGCGTAGAGGTCTTCGGGTCTGCCATATTGAACGGCTTTGATGAAATCATCGTCGTCTTGTATGCAGCGAAGGAATCCCGTGGAGCAAACACAAGCGTAATACCCGTTCTCTCCGCCGATCTTCGGCGCAAGCAAGGTTGATTTCAGATAATCAGCCACTTCCTTGACGTCAAAGGTCTGGATATTCCGGGTAGCCGCTGTAACACACGTTCCACCTGTCGCAAGCGTCCCCGTTGGGACGTCCTCGGTGCCGGTGGGCGTATACTTAACCTGACAAGTTTTCATTTCAGTAGCGATCGCGTAATCGATGGCTTTCGCCTGATCGTTAAGCAACGCCTTCTGAATGATATTGTCCGGGTTAAATTCGGAGAGCGATTCGAGCTTTCCTGTATAGGGTATCGAGTTCCCATACTCGGTTACTATCGCGCTCCCCTGCGATATAACCAATTTCGTTTCCGGCATTGAGTTGTTTTCGCTTATCGCGCCTCCCTGATTGGAGACGTTCGCGACGCGATCAAAGTAAACGCGATCGCCTTTATTCTTTCCGTACCCGGGTTCCGGGCGGACGAATTGGGCGAAACGCATGATCGGCTGACTCGCGTGCCGGATCTGACGCGATAGAACATTATTAGCTAAGTACCCTCCATCAGCCGATGGGTACCAATTCTGACCTGCCATTTTATATCCCTTCCTTTCGAGTTAAATTAGGAAGCGTATTTCGGCAGTTTGTTTTTGGCTTTCCGTCTCATCTTGATATGCTCGTCAACTTCTTCTTCGGGAGTAGTCGGCTTAGGCGATGATGGGGGCAGCAATGGATTGGTCCCGCCTCCCGGCTCAACGCGCGGCGGAAGGTGTTGGATGGTCGGGTTCTGCGCCTTTACTCGCGCAATTTCCCTTCTCGACTCATCCGCCAATTCCTTTGCCAAATGTTGACCTTGAAGGGACGGCTTCTCCTTCACTACCTTATCGAAGATAGCTTTAACGATATATTCGTTGCCCTTCAATTCCGGGTTGGCGTCGTAAAAATCTTGCTCTGCTTTGTTAGCCGCAAGTTGCCTCTGGATCATAGCGTTAGCGATTACCCCGGCTATACCAAGGATTTGCTTCGCCGCTTCCTTCGGTTGGTCGAGAAAATCAATCCCCTCAAGGGCTTGATCGTATCCCAACTCCGATGGATCGCCTGACGAGGGCTGCCTGACTCCACCCGGAACACCTGCCGATGGTCTCTCGATGAAAGAAGTAACGTGCTTCTCAAGGTTCGCGGTGCGCTCCGCAAGCGGTTGGAGCGCTTTAGTCATAACTCCCTGCACAATTTTGGTGAGGTTTGCCTCACTCAACGCGTTCCCTGTCCCGGGTTTTTCGCTTCCTTCGGGCTCTCCGCCATCTCCGGGATCCTGCGGGGGCTCGACGACGGGATTTCCGTCCTTATCCAATTCTGGCTCTGCCATAAAATTTCACTCCTTTTTTGTATAAGCCGATTACTACATTTGTAGGTCAGCTTTTTTGGGACAATTACTCGGACTCGATATCCTTTCCTATCCCCAACTCCACAACCGCCTTCGCCGCTTCCTTGCCGGCTAAACGGTCTTGCTCCGTCTTCTGGAACGTCAACATCAGATACTTTATTTCCGCACGGCAGTCTAAAAGCTCACCTAATTCCGGTTTCGCATTACCCAAGCGCTTTATCGCCCGGAATAACTTCTCAATACCCGTCCGGAATAGATAACGCTGCGCCGCGTCTGCCTCACCTCCTTTCCTTACTACGTCTTGACTCTCGGATAAATTAACTTTAGCCATTTACCATTCCTCCCATTCCCGGGATCCCGCCGCCTTGTAATGCGGCACCCATTGCATTTCCACCACCCGGCATCACACCACCCGGTATCCCGAGGTTTGGCAACGGGGCATTATTCTCTTTTGCTTTCAACGCCAACACGATCTCTTTCGGGCTCCATCCGAAGTTAAGGATTACCCGGTTAAGAAGTTCGTCGATATCGAGCCGTTGAGCGATCTCCGGGAACGCCTTTAACATCTCAAAGAAATTCTTGAGCTTCATCAATTCCTGCGTCCTGTTAAGAACCGCGGACATTCCCTTCGCCTTGAAGTGCCATCTACTGCCGAAGGTTTTCTCAAGTCCGTTATTGATGATGAAGATCGCTTCGTTCTCCGGAAGGATGTTGTAATACTCCATCGGATCCGGGGGATATTTACACAACTGCGCCCAAAACTTTCCGATAAGCGGACCGATGATCTGTTCCTCAAGCCCTTCGGCTAACATCATCAGATAAGACGCGGATTGCTCTGTCTTCCGGGTAACTTCCGTAGCGGTGGGACGAGCCCCCAACCGTTCTCCTCCCATTACAAACTCCGTCGTCCCCATCGAATTATCAGAGAGAGAGTCAAAGAGTTTATACAGTCCGATGGTGTCCGCCGGCGATCCCTGCATTAACACCTGACGTATCATCTGGGACTGCGGCTGCGACTGATTGCCATACCGCTTAAACGCCTTACCGGGGAATATCCCCGTCTTCACTTCCTGCGGGTCAACGATCTGATCGATATCTATCTCGAAGGATGGAATGTTCTTGAAGAAGTTGCCGTCTATCCCGACGTTTATCAGGTCCGTCATCGCACGGTTAAACCCTGCGGCATTTGACGCCATCGGCTGATGATAATTGGAGAACGCCTTCCGAAGCGGAGCCCCGATGATGAACGGAAACTCCTTATCCGGCATTGGATTGTCAATCGGACGCCGGACCAAAGATTTCTCATTCCCCACCGTAAACGTAATGTTCCGTTTAACAAGTTTCCCGTCCTCGTTCCACACGTCGCCCCAATACTCATCAAGGGTTGCTTCACAACGATATGCGGGAAGGTTTGTCGTCTGCTCTCCACGCTGTTTTCTCTCCCGATAGTCTTCGTTCGATGTTGAGAAATTCCCCTGTATTTCATCAATAGCCGTCTTATCGTATCCGCTCTCCGGACCGGCATCTTTCAGGACATCGAGATCAACCTTGCTGCGGTGAACGACATAGCGATTGCGCCCGGTAGAATCTAACCAGATGTTATAGGGAGATACCGCGTCAACCTTGATGATGTGCCCCCGCTTCTCCGGATCAACTATCGGATAAGTTTTCAGGATAAGCAGAGAGGTAAGAAATGAAGACTGTAAGGCGTCAACGAAGGAATTAACAAAGCCGCTCGATTCCTTCATCAAGCTCGATGCGATTATCTTCTTTATCGAAGGCATTTTTACTTCATTGAGAAGTGATTTGTCATACGGAATGCACTCAAAGAAATCCTCACCCGATTGGATCAACGATCTCTTGATAAGGAAGGTAAGCGCGTGTACCGCGTTATTCAGTTTCGGGTCCGGCTGTTTCGCCTGCCACTTCTCTTTTTTGGAGAAGTCGTATTCTTTGTTAAAGACGCTAAAGTTTTCGTTCCATTCCTTTTCGTGCGGCTTCCGGGTATCGTTCTCCGTCTTCCGGATAGAGTTCGCAAATTCCACGTAATCCACTTCATCCGCCGAAGAGGTCTGCACCGGCGGGGTTGGTGCTCCGAGAAGCGCGGCGCCCATCTCACTCACCGGAGCTTCTTTCTTTGCGTATACGTCGTCTTTCAATTTCTTCTTTGTCATTAGGCATACCCTCCAACTCTTATCGGTTTACGTCCCAATTCCCTCATCACTCTCTCCCTATTGCTCGTTATATCCGCTCCGCCGGTTGAGGAAGAATAATCCGGCTGCGATATTTCGATGTTTGCATTTGCCGACTTCCTTGCTCCGAAGGCGTGGACTATCCCGTACCGGAGCGGGTCCATCACGTTCTCGTAGTAGAAATCATCAACAACAAGTCCTTCCTCATCGCGGCAATAACCGCCGGAGAGGGCATCGTGTATCAACTTGCACTCGCCATCCTTGCTGTTTACCCGGAGCTGCGGGTGAGTGTCGACGAGAGTGATGAGCATACGCTGCATAAGGTTGATCCCGAACTCCCGGGGTTGAGTGTGATAGAAAGGTTTAATCCCGTAATCGTTAAGCACCTTAATCGAGGGTTTGCCGGTGTCCTTATGCTGTAAGCCCGCGATATCGCAAACATCGATGAATTTCCCTTTCGGGAATTTCTTGTTAGAGACATGGATCATATACGGGCAGTAGAGCTCGAAGTTTATTCGATCTCCCATATCACACGATAGGATATTGACCCCGCGGTTCTCGTCTATCTGGAAGAAGACAACGCCCGGGTGAAGCCATCCAAAGTCCCAACATCGGTAGACCGGGCGCCCGGGGATCACTTCAAGCGGAACGTGGTGGAAGCCGTCCTTGTATCCCGTGAACGCCGGAGTCCCGGCGGGAGTAAAGCCCCACTCTCCGTCCATATACTTCTGTAAGAGGATCGGGGAGTTCGCGTAGGACTTGCGGAGGTTCTCCACGTATACCGGATCAAGGTGAGGGTTCTCCTCAGTCTTGCCCTTAATGAGCGCATAGAGGTTTTTATCCGGAGAGTTGACGAACGTCTTGTAGAGCCAATGGTTTGTATTCGGTGGATTGCAGTTAAGATATCCGCGCTTCGTCGGAATATCCTCCCTACGCAACCTTCCCTGTAAGTCTTGAAAATCCTGTTCGGATATCTCATCCGCTTCGTGAACATCGAAGAAACCGAGGTTTAAGGACCCGAGCTTTGTCCTTTGAGACTTTGACTTCGTATATAATCCTTTGAAGATAATCGCCGAGCCGTTGATGAAAATAACCGTATTCCCGCCGTCTCTCGTTTCAGCGATAAGCTGCGGAGGACACCATTTATAGAAATCCGCCTTAACGGTATCTCTGAGGTCTTCGTTATACTTTCGGGTTATCATTCCGAGGTTCCCCGGGAAGCGCATAGAGAGGTCAATGTCTTCCTCAATGGCGGCGCGGCTCTTGCCACTCCCATACCCACCCATAAAGAGCGTATAGAGGTGCTCATCTATCGCGTTGTGATACCGCGCTTGAAGTTCGGTCGGGGTGTATCCCTCGACGCGGATTACTTCTTCTTTTTCTTTGACTGCGGTAGGCATTTCTTCTCCTCTTTCGTTTTCGCTGTCGGTGCGGTTGGCTTGCCGTTATGTAGAATGTTGGAAACGTAGAGAACCTTGCCGGATATCGGAATGGGACCGCCGCCCTCTCCAGAGAGTTCGTGCTTATCGGGGGCGTAAAGTCCTTGAAGTTTGACGGTACTGTCGAGGTACTTATGGCGGGTAAGAAAATCAGGGACGTCGATAAAGTCAACGGTAAGCCCGTTCGCTTTCTGATCGCGGACCGTGGGATCGTCGGACTTCACGATCACGGAGGCGGAGATCGTTCGAGTAGCTTCGCACCCCTCCTTCATCTTTTCGGAGATCTCGGGAAGCCCGAGTCCGAGGATAGAGAACGCTTGACGGAAAGCGTAAGTATAGTTTTGTGTATTTTGCATAGCAGAAGAGCGATAAGATTTTGGAGA